TGTGAACATTGCTGTCTCCGCCTTTCCAGGTGTGACAAACAAAACAGAAGGTGTGGCCATCGGTGTACAAACTATTGCCATCAGATGAGCCACACTCTTCACAGGCAATATGCCTTTCAAATTCGCTGGTCATATCAACCAATCAAGTGGAATGTCTGCCCATGATGACCACGGGATACCAAGCCTTTCACAGTACTTGGCATATGTTGTCTTTGATTTTTTACTAATTTTATTGAACGGTGCCTGAAACACCATACGAAGATCTATTTCAGGATGTTGATGTTTAACAGCCTTGATCTTCCTACGGTCAGCAGCATCCCAGTAACCCTTGGTTTCCAACCAGACACCGTTTGGTAGAACGAAGTCTGGTGTATAGGAATGTTGAATTACATATGGGATCTTTGTGCTTTCGTATTCATACTTGACACCTAGCCTGACGAGAAGATCAGCGACCTTCTCCTCTAGTCCAGATCTGAATGCCATTTACATAGAGTGATTTTTTAATGTAAGAAACGCCGCGATACTTCAATTGCTGCTCACGTCGAGCAGCTTTTTGCTCACGGACCCGTTGACGGAGTTCGACTGAAGGCATGATTAAATTTGAAGTACTTGATCCCCGTTCCATGATCAAGCGACATGCGTCCCAAAGGGATGAACGTACGTTTCTTATCCAATTGTTGGTGCTTTATGTGTTGCTAAATCCAAGGGGAAGTTATGAGCATTACGCTCATGCATTACTTCCATACCCAGACCTGCTCTATTGAGAATGTCAGCCCAAGTATTTAGGACATGACCATCAGAAGACTGGATCGATTGATTGAAATTAAATCCATTCAAGTTGAAAGCCATGGTAGATACACCAAGAGCAGTAAACCAGATACCAACAACAGGCCAGGCTGCCAAAAAGAAGTGGAGACTACGGCTGTTGTTAAAAGAAGCGTACTGAAAAATAAGACGACCAAAGTATCCATGAGCTGCCACGATGTTATAGGTCTCTTCCTCTTGACCAAACTTATAACCTTGGTTTTGACTAACTTGTTCAGTTGTCTCACGTACAAGTGAAGACGTGACAAGGCTGCCATGCATAGCAGAGAAAAGAGACCCACCAAATACGCCGGCAACACCCAACATATGGAAAGGATGCATAAGGATATTATGCTCAGCTTGGAAGACGAGCATGTAATTGAAGGTGCCGGATATGCCAAGAGGCATTGCATCTGAAAAAGAACCTTGTCCAAATGGATAGACAAGAAAGACTGCAGTCGCTGCGGCGACCGGTGCTGAGTATGCGACAAAGATCCAGGGCCTCATCCCTAATCGATAACTAAGTTCCCATTCACGTCCCAAGTAAGAGTAGATACCGACAAGGAAGTGAAAGATGACAAGTTGGAAGGGTCCACCGTTGTAGAGCCATTCATCGAGACTTGCTGCTTCCCAGATTGGGTAGAAGTGCAAGCCGATTGCATTGCTAGACGGGACAACTGCTCCCGATATAATGTTATTTCCGTAAAGGAGCGATCCAGCAACTGGTTCACGTATGCCATCAATATCTACGGGTGGTGCGGCTACAAAAGCCAGAACAAAACAAATGGTTGCTGCTAGTAGTGTTGGAATCATCAGGACTCCAAACCAGCCAACGTATAGACGGTTGTTGGTAGAGGTAACCCAATTACAAAAGGATTCCCAATTATTAAGTTTCTGTGGTCTTGAAAGTACAGTGGTCATTTAAGTAATAATTCATGGTTAGGTAAATAAGATTAAGTAAGACCAGTTTAAAGACTTGGCTGTCTAAAGCTAGGGGAGGAATTGCACCTCCCTTATTCTATTTAGCTATTTTTTAGCAGTCTTTGCAGACCGTTTGAAGTTGGCTTTAGTAGGAGCACCTGATGATCCAGGCTTCCTCATCTTTTCTCCACTACCAGCAGCAATACGCTTGCGTTTGGCATGGATGTTTGCATAGAGACCTTGTTTAGCCATTACTTACACATCTTCTTCTTAGGTGGACGTCCTTTCTTTGTACCGTACGTTCCTTTTCCTTGTGGCATCACCATACTCCTGGGATAATTTGTCCAGTCAAGGCATACGCTCCTAGCGCAGCCATGACACCTAGCATTGCTAGGCGTCCATTTAGTTTTTCAGCGTTTTCGTTGTGCATATTAGAAGTCATCCTCATCATTTACGGTTACGTTTGGATCGTCAGCTTTGAAGCCTTGTGTTTTACCGAACAGTTGTGCAACATCTTCTGGTGCCATGTCGCCTGTATCAACACCAGCTTGGCCGTTACAAGAAACAATTTGGACACCAATCAATTTAAGAGACGTACCATAGGTGACACCATCCTTAAGAAGATAAGGTTTTTGGAAGAATGCAATCTTTACCTTGCTTCCGCTATAGATCGGTAAGCGAGTATCAGTGATCGGTGTGCCTTCAGTGTCAACAATAGGAGGTTTAGTCTCTTCGTTCCAGCTGAACTTGACCGTGTATTGACCATCAGACACTTCCTCCCACGGCTCAGGCCGTAGGACAGAACGTTTTGGATTCTTTAATTTTGACTCAGCCCACTTGAGGGAGTCAGTTCGATCGTCTTCTAGTTTGTCAATCATCTCTTGATCAACAAGAGCTTTTAAAGAAAAGCCAAACTTAGACGGCTGCATCACAGCCTGATACCCTTCAAGGACAACAGGCTCATGAGTTATAAATGTATTTCGGGCCATTAGTTAGTTTCAAGTGTACTTTTTTCTCCAGATACACGCATATGTGCTTGCATTGAAGGTCTTTTATATCTATTCTTAAAGACGTCTGGAAGCCAGTAAGTTTCTACCCAATAGATTGTTGGGCATAACCTTATGTGCTCCTCTACGGTATGATTAAAGAATCCTATTTGTATGTAACCGTCATGAGTTACACAATTAAATTCTTGCCTGTAGATGTATAACTTCTTTAACAAAAGAAATATGTAGATTCAATTACTGATTCAGGTTTAAGAGTATCAATAATCGGTGGTTTAGTTTCGGCTCCAATCTGTGAAGCCCAGTCAGTCAAGTAGTCATGCTCTGCAAATAAATGCATGTATGTTTGGCGCACAACTGCTGATAAAACAGACATGTCAGTAGCACGACATAGAACTGAATCGTGTATTAAAGAAATCGGAGCGTTAAATCGTGTTGCAGATAGGTGTAGTAATGACGCATCAAGGGAGTGAATTAAATTAGGTGCAGTTGCATTCTTATGGTGTTTTTTATCAACTGTATTGGTATCACCATCAGCTACGGTAATTTGACATCGTCCTAACAATTGAAGCTCTACTATCTTTACGTTTTTCTTCATTAGCTTTTGTGTCACCACAAAGCCTGAAGGTGTGACCCAAGATAGTTCAGTAGCTCCTCTGTCAATGGCCGCGGCCACCTCAGATTCAATCCACTTCATTACACGCATAGGACCAGGAACAATGACGTTCATGGCATCACGTACAGCTTTGACAACAGCAGTAAGATCTTCCTTTTCAACTTCAATACCTTTCTCTTTCAGTGCTTCGCGTATGTATCCACGATTGCTAAAAGGTTTAGCGTTGTATGGGACCGTCATTACTGTTCGTTTTGTTGTCTTTCTGTCCATGTACGGTTGTAGATGAACAGGTACGTGAGGTTTAGCTTCGTCAGCTATCACCTCGTAAGCATCTTGTGGTCTATCACTAGGTAGAACATTAACTAAGCGAGCACAAGATAAATCCCTAGAAAGCCCTGCGAGTATTTGAAGCCCACTGCATGTAGCATCAACGGCGATACAGCTATTAGTGTAATTACGATCACACTTAATGACACAATGATAGTACTCATCACAGGCAGCAAGAAAAGTCCAAGGTTCGTCTGCTCCTTCCCATTCGGATAAGTTACCGATCGGGTCTTCTGCAATACGTTTAATTAGATCTTGGTTTTCAAGTGTCCATGTCATGCGTTCCGGCATTGATGCCTTATCGAGTCCGTATGTAGTGGCACATTGAAACGAAAGCCATTGCTCTGCTTCAGGTGTCATGAACGCTTGATTGTGAAACTTTAGTAGTGATTTACCAAAGTCTGTATCTTGTGGTGTGAGGAATGCCGGGATTGGATATGCCCTACCCCGGTAGTCAAATGACCAAGGAATAAAGAACTTATCTACATCCTTGAATCTTTCCACCGCATTCATTGTCATTCGTGTTCGACATGACTTTTTAAATGCTTGTGCGTTGACGTTGCATACCTCTGCAGCTCGTCTCCTGTAATCTTGACGTGCTTCCGCATTATCAGCGATGTCAGGTGGCTTAGGTGGTAGAGGTATCTCAACGATTGGTATGAACTTACCAACTTGTATTTGACGTTCTTGAAGTGTCCTTGCGACACCCACAATGAACGGGTTCAGGGTGAAAGCAACCTTCTGAATCCTGTTTAAGAATTCAACGGGTTGTTCTCCCTGTATAAGGTAGGGCTTGCCCCTACGCACCATGTCGTAGCCGCGCATCACCTCATTAAGGATGTATCCGCCATGCTTTCCGTCAGATGTCCAGTCATTCGGCTCGATTAGCATCGGCCACGCCAACGGGCTGAATAGCTCCGCTTGCGCCATGATTTTGTCCTTAACGGATAAAAACTCAGGCGTAGGGTTTAATTCAAGAATCGTTTTACGACCCTGCCTGCGTGTGGTCTTCATGAAGTAGTTGCTGACTTCACAAATAGCGTCCAGCAACCAGCTACCTAGCCTGACTTTGTTGGTTTGATTCCAACCTTTCCAAAGGTCAACGTTATAACGTTTCATCAAAGTTTTGATGACCGTGACCTTTTGAGTTGTGCCTATTGAACGATGAAAGTAATTCTCTTTCAGTACGTTGAGAAGACCAGGAACGTTGCGTTCGTAGTGACGCATCATGCACTCATTTTCAACCGCTTGACCAATTGCAGCGGCCACATTTGTGATTGTTGATTGACCTGGCTTGACGCTAAAAACTTTGTCAAAAGTAACTTTTAAACTAATAGCTGCGGCTGCTTCAGGTTCAATATCAGCGAGATAATGAATGATTTCCTTGAAAGCATGTCCAACATGTCTTTGCCTTATCCGACCATTAGTCTCTTGAATACGTGCAACCACAAAAGGGAGCAACTGGTCAATAGAAAGAACTCCGTAAATAGAAGCACTCGCATAACTCTTTTCCTCAAGTTTGTAAGTGTTGGTTCGTAATTCTTTTAAACCTTGTCTGATTTGCTCTCGTTCAAGAGAAATCTGTTCGTCAATCTGTGCTGGTGTTGGCAATAAAAATCCGCGCTAGAACTGGGTATTACACGGTTGACTTAGTGGAACCGTGAT